TTTAACTTCAATCAACCCACCGTCTGACGTAAAACCATCTGGTGAACAACCAAAGTTATCAATCGTCTGGTGATTCACAAAGCCTATATCTTCAATAAGAATACCCGTCTTTTGTTCAAATGTCTCCTTCGCTAACGGTTCTGTCTCAATTCCATGTTGCATCGCATCATTTACATACTTTGAAACGATGTTATTTGTAAGCCTTTCTAAGAGGATTTCTTTCTTGAGTTCATACCGCTTAGAAGACTCCTCTGGAGCCTTACCTGCTTTTCCCTTAAGGAATGACATGGCATCGTTCATCCGTGACGCTGTGAGCTTTCCTGTGCGTTCTGAATGCCATTGTCCAGTTCCCTGGAACTCGTTTCTTTCTCTCATTTCAAAGTACCTTTGAGTTTGTCTTTAACGTCATTCACCAAAAGACGTTCATCGGGGGTCATTTTTGTCCACTCTGCTTGCATGGAACTCAGGTCTTCGCAAGCCTCCAAGATGAAGGTCAAAGTATCTTTATCCCTAGTTCCTGCCGCGGGTTTCTTAGGTTCAGGTTTAGACTTAGAAGCTGCGTTACCATCATCGTCCTCTGGAGCGATACCACAGGCAGCTTGAAGTGAGTAACGACGAGCATACGTCAGAGCACTACCGTATCCCTGCGGGTCTTGTTTGGAAGCTGGAACGTGAAGTCTCCCACCGGACATATGCTCTCCCGACTCATGTATAAACATTGTCTCTACGATAACTCCGTCTTCACAAGGATGGGTGTATTGCATCAGGAAGATACCGTTGTTATTGAGAGCGTCAATTACTGCTTCGACACAGGCATCGAGAGAGGCATACTTTGACCGAAAATGCGGGTTAGTAGCAGTCTTGAGTGCTGGCCCAAATTCTTTTTGTGCTTTTACGAGTGCCGCTGCTATTGCTTGCATTGTTCTTCCTTGTAGTCGTTTAAGATTTGAATCATTCGTTCTTGAATGAAATTGCTAGTCCAGTAGATTGCGTTTGGGTTGTCTTTAATGTATTGAGCCAACCCGCAAAAGCTACCTAGAGCTGTCGCCTGTTTGTCAGTCATTGCTTCCCCCACGGACATTTAAGAGCTAAACAGTGGATTTCAGTGTATCGTTTATCGCCAGTTCCGAACGGGTCTTTTTCTACGCGACCAAATTCACACTCTGAACACTTAGGAATCTTGCAGCCTCCGCTACCAGGACGGTGCGGGAACTTGTAAACAGCACAATTACAGTTCATGTTGTCTCCTGTTTTTCATCCGGTCTTCAGGTTTCGACCGTGGAGACATTCTGAAGCGTGTTTAACAGTATGTCAACAACTATTTTCGCTTAATAATCAATAGACTATAAAAAAGTAGAAAAATACTTGCAAATAATTTATCAAGAGTAGAAAATCCTTATGCCTGTGAAAAACGGGTCGCTCTGTGGTGGAGTGTGGAACTCAGTTAAGCCCTTACGCATGGGTTTTGGTCTTGATGTAGCGACTTTACTGGGTTCGCGCTCCATCATCGCCACGACCTGAACCCAGCCGTAAGGGTTTTTTCATTGGATCGGCATCAATGCGGAACGTCGGTGGTTGATGCTTAAATAACCCCGTTACACGAGCGAACCAAAGCGGGGAAGGTGGGCTAAGACTAGAGCCTGGTGGTAGCGGAAAGAACTGCGTTGTTTGCCTCTATCCGTTTAAGTCTGGTCAGCGCAAAGCGACGGCATGGCTCCGAAGGGCAAGTCGCAAGCGTGGCGAAACTGTGATTCTGTCACGGTATGGCTGCGCTTTGCTCTAACATTCACCTAAGGGCAACTATGAAAGAACAATCAAAGATAAAGAAAGCGTTATTTAAATCTGCTGCATATAAATTATCTTTAAAACACTTAGTAAGACGAAGATACGTGAATGGCCCATCTGACTTAGCTAGGTATATTAAATTTTATGACAAAACAATAGTATCTAATGATATTTGGGAGTGCATAACTATTTTTGATCAGAAAAACGCAAATTTAACTGCACAAACAAATTTTTCTCATAAAAAACGTAAAAATAAATCAAAAAAACAACCTAAAAATGTAATAGCTAGTGATGACTTTTTGCGTTCGTTTGAATGGCGCAAGCTGCGAATGGAGATCTTAAAAAAATTCGGTGCTACCTGTCAGTGTTGTGGAGCAACCAGGCATACCGGAGCTGTAATCAATGTTGACCATATAAAACCAAGAAAATATTTTCCTGAATTGTCACTGGACATTGACAATTTGCAGGTTTTATGTGGAGCTTGTAATCACGGAAAGGGTAATTGGGATACTACTGACTGGCGCGGTATAAAAAATAAATGTTGACATTGTTAAAAAAGAAGGTTTACCCTGAAGACTCTTAAACGGAGGACACATGGAAGACTTTGATACGTTCTGGAAATCTTACCCAAGAAAAGTAGCAAAGGGTGACGCAAGAAAGGCGTGGACACAAACAGAAAAGATCCGCCCGTCTTTGTCGAACATTCTGGAAGCAATCGAAAACCAAAAGAATACTCAACAGTGGATGGAGAATGAAGGAATGTTTATTCCTTATCCTGCCACCTGGTTGAGGGGTGAGCGATGGGATGACGAAGTAAAGATCGAAGTACCCAAAGCGTTGAGTAAAACGATGGGTGCGATAGTAGCCCTTGAACAGTGGAAACGTTCATGAACTGGCTACAAGCTGAGATCGTAGAAGGTATCCAAAAGCTGATGGCTTTGCGACTCCGAAATACGCCACCTAGTGATACATTAAAAGCGACTGCTGTGGTTTGGCATGACGTATTCAGTTCCAGACCTATTGCCTGGGATCAGGACTTAGACACCCAAAGGATAAAAAAAGGCTTCACAGAACTTTGCGCGACATCTGATTCTTGGCCGTCTCCTAGTGATTTTTTCCGAGTTCTACCTGCGAGGAAACAGGCTCTAATGCTACCCGACAATACTAATAAATCTTACAGTCCAGAGACTAAAAAGATGGTTACAGACTTACTTAACAAAATGCGAAGGAACGTGGATGGGTCAGAAACACAACGATGAGAAAAAAAGAATAACAGAAGCTGTTAATAAGTCTACAGGAACTAAATTCTGCTCTCATTGTAGGTCGTACCAACGGTTAGATAACGGTGGTTGGGTCGTTACTGCGAACCGATCAAGGCGATGGAAGTGTCAAGGATGTATGGGGAAGAAAAGTGAACGCAATAGACTTAGCTAAAGACATTATCTACGGAGACAGAGAGGAGACTTACGGTCATCCAAGTAAGAACCTAGTTGCAATCTCTCAGCTCTGGACTATTTACTTACATCAAAAGTATGCGAGTAATGTTATCGTGAACGCAGAAGACGTTTGCTGGATGATGAATCTATTAAAGATGACCAGGCAGATGAACAGTTCTAAACAAGACAACGTAGTAGACGCTATTGGTTATTTGGCTCTGATAGATCGTCTGGGAGAGAAGAAATAGACTGCGAACATAAAGGCCATGTATTTGATTTTAACTGTAAGGTCTGTAGGGATAGATTCATACTTACTGAACCGTGTAAATCTTACAGAAAGTCTTTAGCGGATCATTTATCTAAACGGTGGGGCGAATTTGACTATAAAAAGGAACCGTCATGCGGGTGTCTAAGAAAGTGCAAAAGGATAGCGACAAAAAACATGTACTCAGGACAGAAGTAACGTATGAGATCGCGGAGCAGATATGTGTTGCCCATTTAGAGTCGATCAAGGAAGACCTTGAACATTATCTCAAAGGTAATGTTCGAATCATTGCTGATGACTTACAGTCGGATAAGAAATTGTTAAAGAAAAAGATTGACGCGATCAACGAAATCATTGAATATTTAAACAAATGAAGAAAAAGAAACTCCCTACACTCTCAGCACTTGAGAAAAAGCTAGATAAGATCTTCTCTGAATACATCAGACGGAAAGACGCGGACTACGGCGGAACGGTAGAGTGTTGTACTTGTGGGAAGCTGGAATACTGGAAAGACGTTGACGCTGGACACTTTATTAAAAGACAGCACAGGTCAGTAAGATGGGATGAAAGGAATGTCCATCCTCAGTGTCGTAGGGACAATCATTTTATGGGTGGAAGACAAGATGATTACGCAAGGTTTATTATTAAAAAATACGGTCAAACTAATTTTGACGAGTTAATGCGGCTTAAATACACTACGGTTAAACATACTCGTTCAGACCTAGAAGAAATGATTGAACTTTATAAAGAGAAACTTGAAAACATTAGATGATGGTTGCGTTGAGATCTGCGAAGTTAACTTTTAATATTATCTATAATGTTTAATAAATTTAACTTTGTAGAAATAAAGGAAACTTGTGAACGATGATGATCTGGAAGTTATTGAGGCTGCGTTAATTTATGCCTGTATAGAAAACAAAGGCGAATTTTTCATAAAGTTTCCAGAAGACGTTCATCCTGGAACGCTAATGTATAGAGTTGAAGCGAACGGGATAACATTCAAATATAAAGACGAGAGAGTATTAAATTGAGCGACGAAATTGACGTAGCAAACGACTACGCGGACAAGATGTTGGACAGCCAGATTAAGGCGGTAAGGAAGAAGGCTGATCTGGTAAAGGGAGAGCCTGGAGACTGCGAATTGTGTGGGGAACATTCTATGAGACTTGTTCATGGGGTATGTGCGCCCTGTAGGGATCGGTATAAACTTAAATGAGAGACCTTATAAGGTTTCATGTAAGACGGCCACCTAATTGCACAGACCATGAAGAATTTAACAAATGGGTGCACGCTGCGAAACAGTATCCGCCTAGTTACAAGGTCTGGTTTTGCACAGACTGCACAAATTCATTTCAACTTCAAATGAAAAGGGAGGGAAAGTGCGACCATCCTTACATTAAGTTCAAAGTATCAGAAGATGAAATAGAGGGTTATATAGACCCCGAAGATTCCAAATTGCATTACCAAACTATTCAAAAACTAAATGAGGGCAAAAGATGATCCAGAATGATATTGTTTTAAAACACCTGAAAAAGAAACCGCTTACAAGCCTCGAGGCTTTTAAACTTTATGGCATCACCCGACTGGCGAGTAGGATTCACGATCTCAGGGAAGCTGGCGAGAAAATAGACGGAAAGATGATAGAGGTGCGAACCCGCTACGGTTGGACTAAGGTTAAACAATACAAGGCGAAAAAATGAGACTGGTTGAAAAAATAGTAGATGTTTTACAACAGATGGATATGACCGCTTTACAAATACAACAAGCAACGGGTATCAATAACATTAAACCGCTGCTCTGCTATTTATCCAAAAATAATAGGGTTTTTAAATACAAAAAAATCAAAGAAAACTACATTAAAGGGCCGCGAGCTGTATATATATACAGTTTGAATAAACCTTTAACATTAGATGAAGCTGCGAACCCTAATGCCTAAAGGTAGACCAAGTAAGCCCGATTCTAAATGGTTAAAACGTAGGATAACCGAAGCGGATCGGGCTATTTTACTAGCAGCTGGTCATGGGAATATATCCAGGGGTTATCACGAAGTTTTAAGCTTTTACGCTTATTTCTATAGACTAGGATACAGACCCCATTACCCAAGGGAAAGCCTTACGGTAAGCATTTGTTTAAACAATACCGATTCACAATTAAGGAAGCTTTGGTGGAACGATAAGAGTTACAAAGAGAGGCCAGAGCTAAATATGGGTCAGGATGCGCCAGAAAGGCCGTAGAGCTCATGAAAGAGTGCGAACCTAGGATGACCAACCCCCGAAGGGTAGAATAGATTTAAACGAATCCTGTAAGAGAACCCTATAAGAGAACCAAAAGAGACAAAAGAGAAAGAAAGACTAAAAGACAGGAAAGACAGTTAAAAGAAAAGAGGGACTGAAGGCACCTCGCGCAACTCATATATATGACTTACAGCGAGTAAGGTTATTCGCTATTCCCGAATCCAGAACGATCACTCCAGGACTGAGAACGAAAAAAAGGCGCCCGAAGGCGCCCGAAAGAGTCGATTAGGTTAACCGCGCAGAACTATGATTATCAAAACTATCAACGCGTTAATCAACGCAATCATAGGCTTACCCATAGGGCAAACAGCATCAGAAGGGCGCATATAACGCCCATGCCATACCAGGCGGCATTGCTATCCCCGCAGGTGCAGCGGCGCCCCTGCTGACAGTTTTCGGTGCAAGTCATAGTGTCACCCGTTCGGCTAATGCTTCGCTTATGTGGCCGTTTTTCTGTAGACAGCCTACAAACTCGCAAAACTCGCTCCGGATGGTTGCGCTGTATTCATTGTGTAGCTTTCCGCGCTTGAATCCTTCTGGCCAGCCTTGCCAAAACGCCTTCCGGACTTGCGATTGGGTAGTGAAATCGTATTTTTCGTGGCTCATATCTGAAAATCCTCTGTTATGTTGCACTGCACACAAGGGGCAAAGTATCAAAAAAGGCGGGGTTTTATACCCGCCCATGTTGCGGTGCGTCAATCCACCGGTTCCAGTTCGCTGATGTAATTTTCGGCGATGTCATACCAGGACACCTCGCGCAGGGCAGAGTTGAACAAATCCGCGAACACACCGGAAGCTGGAATCTCTGTCTCGGCCAGTTCCGTATAGAACTGTTGCATTTCGCAGCTTAGGTCGTAAGTATCGCGCACCTCCTCGGCACGTTCGCGCCATGTATCCGCGAATCCTTGATCATTATCAATCCAAAGATTGACTATCCATGTCTCGTAATTCTTCCATCCGTTGTAACCGCTCATAATATTCTCCATTCCTGAAAAGCCGGAAACCGTCCGGCGGCGTGTGAGTATTTGAACATTACCGGCGACATTGTTCAATCTTTTTTTAATGAAACTTTTCGATGATCGAATAAATTTATTTTATGGCCGGCAATCGGTCGGCAGCCGGTAATCCGCCCGCACATTCGCCCGCACATCGTCGGCCGGTCGGTCGGTCGGCAGATCGGCCAGGTGAGAGTGAGAATCATTCTCGTGGTGCGATGCAACATAGGGGGGGGTGGGTCGGCTGGCTGGCGAGAAATTTGCAGGTGCCCCCTCACCACAAAAAAAGCCAGTTTGACTTTTTCGTGTATTATTCCTCCGATTAGAAAAAAAGAGGCGATTATGGAATTTTCTGACATTGTGAAGATGTATCCTTACTTATCGGATAAGAACATATCGTATGTTTACGAGCCTACTCCAGATAGGGGATTTGTGGAGTTTTACTCTCCTACAGAGCCAGGGAGTAAGAAATATCCCCGCCCTAAGTCTTTGCCCATGGGTGGTATTGGGTTACAAGTTCTAAGTAAAGACGCCAAACCTATAGACGTATTAGGGGATTATGTTAGTCATTGGGGCGTTTATACAGACCCGTTTTTAAAGAGAACATATCAGGATTTTGTTAATTCTCTTGATGATAAACAATTGAACATTCTTCAGGATCAATACAAGTACGCGCGGAAGAATTTTGGTGAAAACAGGCCATTTAACCAATGGTTGGAGATTTCTGGTTTACCAGGGTATTTTCGTGGATATACGTTTGACCAATGGGAAAAACCAGAGGAAATGTATAGAAAAGACCAGTTGAAGTTATTAGATAACGTAAGGGGGTATTTAGGTATTACTCCTTCTCAAATGTCTGAGTTAACTGATACTGTAGGGGATTCTGTTGAAGACTGAATCTATGGAAAGCACTATCGAAAGCACTACTAACAGCACTATCAATAGTACTATCAATAGTACTATCCCAAAGAAAAAGGGAAGACCAAAGGGATCTGTTAAATTAACTTTACAAAGGGTTGCGAACAATCCCGAACTCTTAAAGACTGACGGGGATAAACTTAAAGAGTTAAAAGGTCTTTTAATCAGTTCTAGAGGTAAAGACGTAGTAGAGAAGGCTTTAGAAATCGCTATGAACGACGAACACCCTCATCAGGGAGCGATGATTAAACTCTGTATGGACAGATTACTCCCTGTGTCTTTGTTTGAAAAGGATAAAGCTCAGAGGAGTGCTGTGACCATAAATATCACTGGGATCGACAGTCCGCAAGTCATCGAGGGAGAGAAAGTTGGCTGATTTGAACTTTAGCCTTCTCCCCTGGCAGAAAGAAGTCTTCCAAGACAAATCTAGATTTAAAGTTATCGCCGCTGGACGTAGATGTGGTAAGTCTCGTTTAGCAGCCACGACTTTACTGATAGAAGGACTCAGGTGTCCTGCTGGGAGCGCGGTTTTATACGTCGCTCCCACAAATGGTCAAGCCCGACAGATTATCTGGCATGTCTTAATGGAGATCGGTCGAGAAGTCATCTCTAATAGCCATATAAATAACATGGATATTACTCTAGTCAATGGGGCTATGATTTATGTTAGGGGAGCTGATAGACCGGATACCTTACGAGGTGTTTCTTTAACTTACGCCGTTTTAGATGAAGTAGCGGATATTAAACAAGAAGCCTGGGAACAAGTCATTCGAGCTTCTCTAAGTGATAAGAAAGGCCGAGCGATCTTCATTGGAACCCCAAAAGGACGTAATTGGTTCTATGACTTATTTAAATTAGGGGAAACTGGAGAAGACGAGGATTGGAAGTCTTGGCACTTCACGACTAAAGACAATCCTTTAATAGACCCAAAAGAGATTGAATCCGCCAAAAAAACCTTAAGTACGTTTGCTTTCAAACAAGAATACATGGCTTCCTTTGATAACGCCGGAAGCAATTTGTTCAAAGAGGAGTGGATTAAATATGGCAAAGAACCAGAAGGCTCGTACTTCATCACCTGCGACCTCGCGGGCTTCGAAGACGTCTCGAAATCGAACGGTACGAACAAAAAGCTCGACGAATCCGCAATCGCTATTGTCAAGGTTACTGAAGAAGGTACTTGGTTTGTTAAAAAGATAGAACACGGACGATGGGACATTAAGGACACCGCTTTTAACATTCTCAAGTGTGTAAAAGAATATAAGCCTGTACACATAGGGATTGAGAGGGGTGCCTTGAAGAACGCCGTTTTACCCTATCTCAGTGACTTAATGCGAAAATATAATGTATATTGTCACATTGAAGACTTGACTCATGGTAATAAGAAAAAGGCCGATAGAATCATATGGGCTTTGCAAGGTAGGTTTGAACACGGAAAGATCGTTTTAAACGAAGACGAAGACTTTGACGAATTCATCGATCAGTTATTGATGTTTCCGTCAAAAGGTGTCCATGACGATCTTCCTGACGCTTTGGCTTACATGGATCAACTCGCCGTTACCTCTTATTTTGTTCAAGAGGACGAAGATTGGGAACCGATTGATGTGATTTCTGGCGTTTGAGGACTAATATGGAAAATATCTTTGAGCAACCCTCTGAAGAAGATAAAGAGATTGTTGCCTTCGTAGTAAACCATTGTGATCGGTGGCGAGACTACAGAAACACCAATTATTTAGATTTATGGGATGAATACGAGCGTATTTTCCGTGGGGAATGGGCTGTAGAAGACCGAATGAGGGACTCCGAGCGGAGTCGTATTGTCACTCCCGCTGCCCAACAAGCCGTAGAAACCCGTCACGCGGAGATTATGGAAGCAATCTTCGGTCAGGGTGAGTTCTTTGATATAAAAGACGATATTAAAGACGTAAACGGGAACCCTTTAGACGTTGAGATTATTAAAAATCAACTCAACGAAGACTTCAAACTAGACAAAATACGTAAATCTATCGACCAAATTGAGTTAATGGCGGAGATTTACGGTACTGGTATTGGTGAGATTGTAGTAGTTACTGACAAAACATTTGAACCGGCTACCCAACAAATCCCAGGTCAACAACAAGCAGCTATCGGTGTGGTAGAAAAAGACCGGATTGGTGTGCGAATTGTACCTATCAATCCTAAAAACTTCCTTTTCGACCCCAATGGTACGTCTATTGAAGACTGCTTAGGCGTTGCGATTGAAAAGTATGTCTCTATTCACAAAATAGTCAAAGGCCAAGAAGAAGGTATCTATAAAAAAGTAGACATTGGCACTTCCGCTGAAGATGATCGCTTAGAACCCACTCAAGAAGTCGTCCAGTATCGTGATGACAAGGTTAAACTCTTAACCTACTACGGTTTAGTACCTAAAGAGCTTTTAAGTGGTAAAGAAGAAGTCGTAGAGTTATTCCCTGAGTCTTCAGTTCAAGACGAATACGATAATTTAGTAGAAGCGATTGTTGTTATCGCAAACGACGGTATTCTTTTAAAGGCTGAAGAATCGCCTTACATGATGAAAGACCGTCCTGTTGTTTGTTATCAAGATGACACCGTACCAAATAGGCTTTTAGGTCGAGGCACTATCGAAAAAGCCTACAACATGCAAAAAGCTATCGACGCTCAAATTAGGAGTCATTTAGATTCGTTAGCTTTAACTACTTCT